ATATTCCTGATATCAACTCTTTTTTGTTTGGTTTTCCAAACTCTGAATTTGACGGTAATCCTGTATTCATTACTTTAATGAATTGTTCATACCAGTCAGGATTTGAAACATCGTTCCAGACAATAGTTTGTTCTTGTAAGTTATTTCCGTTACTATCAATTACTTGTTCAGTAGTTTTGATACTATCTAATTTTACAAGTCCGTTAGTAGCTTGATTACGCTTTGGGTTATAAGAAAGCAATCTTGCTAGACGGAGAACTGATTCTCTACGCTCTGCAAGTTCCATATAATTTTCACGAGCATTTAAGTCAATACGGAAAGCAATATTTTGTCCTAAGTATGCAATAAGGTCTATTAGTGCAAGATACTCTGAACTATCTACATAGTCATTATAATCTTCAGGATAATTATCCCTTAGGTATTGAATCATAGTTCTACGCAAGTTATCAAAATCATAACTCTGAAAGTCTGCGTTACGGAATGACTGGTAGACACGCTTCCAATCTTCCGATAATAACAATCTATTTTGTCTGTCAGTTGAGGACATCTTTATTCCCTTATATCTTTGTAATATTTAGCAGTATTAAATAACCGCGTATATAATTATCCTGTAAAAAATCCAGCGTTTTCATCAAACTGAAACTGTATTTTTTCAACAATAGAATACGGTTTGTACACTAACTCACATGCTACTTGAATACCATGCTCGTATGTGTCAACAGTAATTTGATTAACTGAAACTCGAGGATCATAATTTATAATATCTGAAACATCTTTAATAATAAGATTGCGAGTTTGATCAGTTAACGGTTCAAATAATACGTCCCATATTATAGTTCCAAATTCAGGATCACTAAGTTTTTCACCTTTTCTAATATGAAAATGATTTATAATATCCTGTTTAATCAATGCAATGTCGTATAGCTTATTGCTCGATTGAGAATCATCTGCTGTACTAAATCCTTTGTAGGTTGGACTTTTTACGTAGATGTTATCTTTTTTCGATCCTACTGCTACTTTAGTTTGTTGATATAACGATTTTTCTAATGTACTCATAACTTACGCCTTTTTACTTTTTAAATGTATCGTCGATTGGAGGGAATTGAAATTTTGATTCTTCTTCCTTAGGACGCTCTGATTCTTCTGCTAGTGTTCGATCTGGTTTAAAAGATTTAGGATCTAAATTTTCATGTCCTTCCCAAGGTTCATGTAACGGAATACGCTTTGGATATAATGCTTTATCTCCGTCTCCTATTTCGTTGGCTTCTTTTGCAGATGCTGCTTGTCCAGGGGAGCCGCCGCTATAGCCAAAAGAAAACTCACTTAGTATTTGATTATCGGTTCCTGGCTTATCTTCCCAAGCTAATCCAGCTACTGTATTGTTTATAATTCCTGCTTTTAATTTTTTAATTTTAGCTTCACCGTTAATTTCAACATTAACATCTAGATATAAATTATTTGATCCAATCGTATGATCGACCATTGCTCTTTCTTTAATAGTGTTTGCCTGTGTTACAGAATTTTGATCTACTTTTGTTTCCATGTTAGAGTCTACAGAAATATAATAATTGTCCTTTACAACTAAATTATGATTACCTTTTACATAAACATTAGATTCTCCGTCAACTCTAAGATTAAAATCTTCTTCTATAAATTGACTAAAGTTTTTTGCTTGCATACTTGTATTTTCAAGTGAATGTATTGCTGTATTTTTATCAGAAATAATGTTAATATTTTCTGTAGCACTCATATTAATATTACGGCCAGCATTAAGATTTAAATCATTGTCACTATTAACACTTATACTATCTTCTGAGTAAATATCAATTTTACCGTTGGATGTCATTTCAATCCAACTCTTTCCGCTACCATGTGCAATATAAATTAAATCTTCACTACAATTCATCATTATTTGATGTCCTGTACGTGTTTGAATTTTTATCATTTCGTTTGCAGGGATTTCTTTTTTTCCAGATTTATCACCTTTTTCAAAATTAGCATATTCTAGCTTGTCACCGTCATTGCCGCCTGCCGCAGCCTTTCGCTGTAATGTTAAGTCACCGTCATCCATAATAAAAGAATGTCCGCCTAACCTACTAAAGGGACGTTGAATTGAACTGCCTGGCGTTGGGCCGTATGCATGTTTTGGTCCGTTTAAGTCTAGTGGTCCTGGAGTAGATATACCAAATACTGTACTAGGCGACTCTCGTCTAGCACTTGACGTATTTGTACCACGAACGTGATCAGAAGCTAGTCCTGCTTCGTCAAGTCGTTTATATCTTTCTGGAGGCACTGGCTTTATAGCCTGTGTAGGATCTTTTCCGCTGAGTTCTGTAGCTCTTTTATTATATTCTGCTACAGGCAATGCTTTAGAAGGATCAGTATCATTGTATGTAGTACCGGCATTTCCTGGAACTGAAAAATTCATGCCAACATCAGCAACACATCCTACCCAAAATGCTTGAGAAAAATCGCCTTCAGGCATTAAAACAATTACCTGTGTTCCAATGTCTGGCGGGACTGCCCAAAAGCCATAACTTTTTTGTGTACTTGCATAGTCTGATCCATATCCTAATCCTGCATACGGAGTTTGTCCTGCAAACGGACTTGCATACTTACAATTAACTGTTTCGCCTTGCAAACTACCTGTTTTAGTTCTTCTTAAAATTTCAACTTGTAAGCCGCCCATAAAAGTAGTATCAAGATGGTTAACAACTTTACCAAGATAAACTCCTACAGTATTGCTAGTTCTATCATTAGTTCTTCTATCCTGTGCCATTATACACCTTCATCCACGCCTGTTTCTCCAATATTATTAACAAATGGTATGCCGCTAGTTTCTTGGGCATTGCCTTTGCCGCCCATTAAGAAGCTGATTACTTTTCCAGCAACTGCTTCAATTGAAATATCTTGATTACGCTTTCTAGCCAATTGGAGTGTCTGTTCAAATTTTCCATTATCGAAACTATTATTAACTTGAATAACTTGATATATTCCGCTAAACATTGACACTGGTAAAAACCCACCTAACGGATATTTTACATATCCATCTTCTTCGTCATAATCAATTGGTGTTCTAAAATTTAAAATAACATATACTTCACCGTCCATAGGATTCATACTACCATCTATAGTTACTGGTAATAACGGCGAGCTCGGAAGTCCTAAGAAGTTTCCTACTCCAACATCAGATATAAAATACGGATCGCCGTGTATTTTTAAATCAACTTGTAGTAAATCGTTACCAGAATTAATCATCATATCATTAAAATATCTTGCTGTTCCAGTTTCCGGATCGTCACCAGCAGCATTACCGCCATTTGCACCTTGTTCGTTGTCTGTAGATGATCCATCATCATTTACTTCGCCGCCTACTGCATCACCAGCAGGCAAAATATTTGGATTTGCACCTGTTGTTGTAATAGCATCTCTTTCTTTTGGTCCAAACAATGCAGCTCCGCCTAATACTGATGCTAATTGTTTTTGGTTTCTTGCGGCTTGCACACCAGTGTAGTACATCATGTTAAACCGTAAATCAAAATCAATAATATCTTTGTTTTGCCCTGTATAAATGTAACTGTATGCTTTCGGTGTTAATAGTTGTTTTATAAGTGTTCTACTAAACCCTGTAAATCCTGGTGCTGAAAAATTTGATCCGTCAGTTTTATATGGACGCACTCTATAAACATATGTTTTAGGAGATTTTCCAGTTATTAAACCTCCTAATAGCCCGCCACCATTGTATACTTGAGGTTCAATTCTAAACCACGATCTACGTCCTGAAAAGTCTCCGTTTGCACTTGCAAAATCTCTACCGTATTGTGAAGTAATTAAAACTTCTTCAATAATATCTTGTATTTTTGAGCCTTGTTCAAACTGATATACCGATGTGCCAGGATTATAACTTATTAGATTACGCTTTAGAAACCCGGGGTTGGCTGGATCTTCAGCAAATGAAGGAAGTTGGTAAGGAGTATTACCTAAATTATATTGAGTTCCGGGGCGTAATAATTGAGATCTACCAATTGCATTAATATCTGCCGCAGCTTGTGCTTTTAATTTATTGCCAATAAGGGTTCCTAAACTAAACACAGCCGTATTTTCTGAAACTTTTTCTAATAATCTCGGTGGCGGAGAATTATCACCACCTACTAATCCTTGATACCATTCATTCACAGCGCCACCAACACCTGAAAGTGAGCCTGTTACTGAACTTGCAACTGATGCTAGTCCGTCTACTACTCCGCCAAGTGCTCCAAGAATACTTGTGTTAGGAAATTGTATTACAAATTCGTCGCCGCTACTTTGTTGAGCAGCTTTTTGTTCAACAGTTACTTGATTTAACGCAGCTGTAAGACTTTGTGGGCCATTTTGTAAAAGTTCAGCTACTGTACGTCCTTTAATCGCAACATCTGTTTTTAATCTTTGCGCTCGATTAGTCATTGCTTTTTCTGTATACGGAACTGCTTGAATATCGTAAGTTGCGCCTGATTCTGAAACATTCATTTCAGCTTGTACTATTTGTATAGGAAAATGTCGCTGACTAAAAAACGGAGATTTAACATTTCCGTCATCATCATATCCTATAAATGCAATACTAATTAAAAATGGTGCTTCTAAATAATTTTTATGCCCAGTTACCAATGATGCACTTCTTAAGTTATGAAAAAATTGACCCATTGAGTACGGTTCAATAACTTTAAAGTTAATTGCAGTAGCATTTGAATGTCTTGACTTTGGATTTGGTGCAACTGTATTTTTTATGTTTAAATCTTCAATAAAAAACTCTCGTTTACCGTCTAAATCATACAATGATGGTATTGTTGGGCCACCGCCGCCTCCACTTCTAATTATTTTAACTGCTGGTCCAAGTGTTCTATAACTTAGTGGAAAATTAAATTCAATATTAGTAAGACATCCAAGTGTAAAAACTGGAGCATAACTTGCAAACTGATCTAATTCGTTTCTAAAAGGAAAAATATCTGCGCCATATAACGCACTAGCACCTGCAAGACTTGGATTCTGTAAAAAGTTTATAGTTTGACTAGTTGTACTATCTCTATCACTTACTGTCGCAGTGCCGCGATTACCAACAGCATCAACTCCTGGGTCTCCAACTATTATATTACCGCTATCTTCGGGTACAAATGGCATTTAAAATCCTAATTGTCTTGCTAACGAATCGCCCTTAGGCAAAAATATTTTAACTCCAGGAACTAAGTCGTAAACTGGATCTTTAAGTAGGTCAATATTGCGCTGTGCAAAAACCCACCATAAATTCTTTGTTCCATATAGATCAAATGCTAACAAATCTGGTCTATATGTATATTGAGGTTGTACTTCATATAATATGTCATCATCACTAACTGGTATTGGTCTAATAGTTAAGATGTCTAGATATTCATTATTAACAACACTAGTATTAAACCAAGGACTATTGTTTTCGTAAGATATTTTCATTAAATAAATCCTTTACCGCTTGAAATATAGCCGCCGGAAAC